AGAGGCTGACTGTGCCACATAAAAACTACCTGTTCTAACATGTACATCATCATTAGTATTACCGAAATATGTCGAGCCGCTTGCATCGATCTCGGTTACATTTTCAATATGATAATGACTAGCGCTGATGGTTCCCTTTACTACGAGGGTACCTGTAAGGTGTACTTTGTTAGACGCCGATAAAAACGTAAAGTTGTTGGATCCAGAGGTTAATCTTGAGCCCGCGGCGCCAGAAATAAACTGGATCGATCCTATTGATCCGGTTCCGCCACCGCCTACGGAGCCCGAATCTGCGCAATTTATATATGCCCATCCAAAAGTGGCCATTCTAGCCTACTCCTGCCGACCCACTCCACGATGGCCCAGTATAGCCGGAACCCGACGCTTGGAATCGCACACTAGGCGGTTCTATGTTGGTCAGTCCTGCTACTACATCCGCTGTGGCTGCCGCGGCGCCGGGCGCATAAATCCACAATTCGGATACTTTAACTTCGAGAACCGGTGATTCAGAATTCGCAGGAACGGTAAAATAATTACTTCCGGAAATTCCAAGTTCAGAAAATCCTACTCGTAGTGCGGTGCTTTTGGTGTTGACAACATAGACCCACCGAGTAACGGAGGTGAATTTGATGGCCGCGGCGTTGCCGGCAGTTGCTGCTCCAGAAACGAAGGGTCTTCCGCTCACTTGATATGAGCCGACATTGTTAAGTCCGGGTGCTAGTTCCCAATATCTTGGTGTTGGTCCTGGCATTATGAATCTCCTAAAATTTTAATATTCATTATAAATAGTCTCTAAATTTTTCTATTGCGCCTTTCTTGTGCTCTCTTGCGTTTTTGTTCTTCGCGTGCACGACGGCGGGCAGCACGAATGCGTTTTTCTCTTTTGGCGACTGAGGGCTTTTTATGATAGCGCTTGTCTCTCACTGTCTCCAAGACACCCTCTTTTTTAACCCTTTTCGTAAATCTGCGGATCATGCGATCTGCCATGCCGCGGCATTCCTTTGCTGTAACTTTAACGTGTGCTCCCTTTGCCATATCTACTCCTACTTTAGCGCTTGCCAAATGGCTGATGATTTGCCTACAATGGAGCTAATATCAACACCGGGATCACGAGCGTTTCCTAAGTCTGTATCTCCTTGAGATGGCGTAGTATTGGTATGAGGGACAGTTCCTTCAAATAAGTTGACACCGTTATAGGCATCCTCTCCAATAGTTTTCATTAAATTCTGTTTATACTCTTTCATTTTCCGATTCGACTCTTGCATCTGTTGTTTGCGCGAAGATTCAATAGGCGGCTGCTGTGTCTCTACAATAGTATTGCCTTGGAGACCTTTAGCTACTTCTGCTACCACATTGGATAAAAGACCTTCTTCTATAAGGACTTCGTGAATACACTCTTTTACAAGGGGTTTAATAACTTTCTTCAAATCTGCTTTGTTCATGCTCTATCCTTTGATAATTCCTGCGAGCTTCTGCCACTTTTCGAGCAATATCTCATCTTTCTTGTCCAGACTCTCCGCTTGTGCTGCGGCCGCATTGCGTCCCCACTGAGCGGAGGGGGGAGTACCCATGACGCCGGGAGGACCCTTACCGATTTCATATTGCTTTTCTTCTTCCTCTGATTCTCCAGTGTCTAATTGTTGGGGGGTACACTTATCGGCAGGATCAGTTAGCTTCTTTATCGGCGCCGCGAATACTCGGTTGCTCATGGGCTTACAAGTATCTTGGTTCACCTGGGCCACCTGCGCATATTGGGGAGATTTTTGCAGGGGGTCTGTGACCGTTACGACTGCCTTGGTACCCTTCCCTGAAGTATATTCATAGGTGTCGCCTTTCTTAACTGCGGTGCGGGGCTGCTGCTGGTCTTTACCAGTAATAGAACGGCCCGCTTGATTGAAATCTGCTACCTTTAAGCCGGCAGTTTTTAACATAGCGACCACAACATGCTTTATAAATGTCTCATCAATGCCGCTGTTCTTGAGCATTTTGGCGGCGGCTGCAAGATCCATGTTCTCTTGCATCTCTTCGGGAAATTGAATCTCGGGATTCTTGTTAACCCGCGCCAGAGCTTGCAAGACGAGTTTGACTTTTTTCTCATCATACTTCTGACCCATGGCCTTCTTGAGGTGTGCCTGTACCTTCGGAGCCTGCACATATCCCGGCTTGTCGTCTCCTACTACCATTGCTGGCTGGCGTTCTTCTCCGCCTTCACCACCGGGGGGGATAGGCGCGGCTGGAGAGGGCTCTTCTGCGGGAGCTTCGGGTTGTTCTTCAGGTTCTTCCTCTGGCTGCTCTTCTGGTTGTTCTTCCGGTTCTTCTTCTGGCTGCTCTTCTGGTTGTTCTTCTGCCGGTGCTTCCTCTTCTTCCTCGGGTTGTTCTTCGGCGGCTGGTTGCTCTTGAGCATTAGCTGCGGCAAATTCTTTTACATCAGCAAAGCCGGCAGCCATGAAGACATCCAGAAGATCTTGCTTGTACTTCTCGGACTGCAGTGCAGCCGTTACAATCTTATAAAGATTAGGATACTTCTCTAGATTTTCGAGCTTTCCAAGTTTGGGGGCACGACCTTCTTCATGCTCCATACTCCCGAGCCTTTTCTTTTTGCTCGAAAAGGGATTCCAGGCTTCAGATAAATCTAGCTCCTTGCCTTGGTCCATAATTTTAATACGTTGATCTCGCAAGAACTGTTGGTATTCACGCATCACGGCACCATCATCGAGATTAAGTTGTAGTCCGCGGTTGAGACCCTGTAAACTCGTTATTGTTTCGGTGGCTTGGCTCGCGTCCACATCTACCCATTCAAGTTCTTCTTGTTCCCCCTCGGCGTCGGGGCACGGGCACTCCTCGGTGCCGCCATCGGGCAGGCACTTCCGATCTTTAGCGCGAGCCTTTACCATTCGGTTGCTCATCCCCTCATTCAAATACTCCCGCCATGCGTCGGTGTGTTGCTGGTTTTTCTCAAAACTACTCCATTGCTTTTGCTTACTCATTTTCTAAGACCTCATTTAATAATCGGTTAATCCGATCTGCTTTAGTGAACACGTTAGGAGCATTCAAATCCTTTGCTTCTTTCATCATATATGCGCCGGGAGTTGAAGGCTCCGACACAAAATCAAAACAAATAAGCTGAAAATCATCTTCCACGATAGTTTGTCCTTGGGCTTCGCTGACGGATCCCATGCCTCGGGATGAGATTCCCAGTTGTGCGCCGCTATTAACTAGTCCTTTAAGGATGTTGCCAGATGGCGTATCGAGCACTTTGACTTTACCCATTACGTTCTTATCTTCCATCCAGACATCTGTTACCATATGAGAAGCATTCCTAAGATTAATAACAGAATCATCAGGGTGATCTAATTCCCCAAGAGCACGGTGTTCTTTTACTAACTTCTTGTAGTTTTGAATCTCACGTGTTAAAACCTTATAGGGATAAACACGGCCGTTCCCATTTTGAATGTCAGCTTCTTGTAACTTGCCGGACAGCATCATGCCGCCATTAGAAACAAAGCGCTTCTCTTCTTCGGTTAACAAATCTTGACAGACGCCACCTTCGCAAAGCGCGTAATATTCTCGTAATAAAACTTTAGCCATAGTTAAGATCCTTTACAACAACGTCTTACAGGCTGCAGCATCCATTTGCTAATCCACGTATTTGTGTTCATGTTTAATTCCTTCGTCTCCAATCAACATATTAAGAACATATGATGTTCCTGATGAAATACAACCTAAAATAAAATAATTTATAGGAGTCACATCAAAATTAAATAGTTCTGTGTAGGGAGAAAGCAGCATTAAAATCCACCCCACATGAAATCCAATGCACATTGGACATGAAAAAAGGCTTCCGAGCCAGCCACGAGTAGGGCGAACGGCATCGAAGACCTTTCCGTATACTAAAATCTGGGTGAGTCCATAAGCTGCCAATATAAAATATAATAAATCCATTTATCCCGGTCCTCTTAATAAAAATTCTTCGAGTTGGCTCGTGCCGCCGGGCGTCTGACGCATCGGGAGCGCGCCTCGACCAAATCGTGCCATCGGTGTTCTCAATACATCAATAACAAACCCAACACCCCCTACAATTTTTACAGCCGCATCCCACCATGGCTTAACACCGCTGGCCACAGAAGTTAGTTTGTCAACAATTCCTTTAAACTGAGTTTCTATAAAACTAGTGAGCTTCTCCTTAACAGTATCTTGCAACCAACTTTTAAATTCGTCCATTACTGCTGCTCCTGCATTCTGAATCTTCTCCATCCACTCTCTATATGGTTCAATAAAATCCGCTACTTTATCCCAGAGCCATTTAAAAGCAAGTGCAAATCCTGCATATCCAATGGCCTTTTTCCATCCGTCCAAGCTCCCCAGCGATTCTAGTATTTTATTAAATTGTTCTAACGCTTTCGTGGCCATGTCACCAAACGTAGGCATCCCCCACTCCCCTAACTTTTGTGCCAGTTGCTGGAGTACTTGTTTGAGGTTGTGTACCTTCTTCTTGGTGTATCGCCATATTGCGCCGGCAAATTGATCAATTAGCGCTGGGTTGGTAGCAACACGATATAGTTGTTGAATGATATTCCATCCCTCTTTGCCAAATTTCTTTATTCCCTCGACTGCATCCACAAATCGGGAGCCAACATCGGCTCCTGCCTGTTTAACTTTTTGAACAGCATCATCCCAAAATCCTTCGAACAACATTTGTTCCTGGAGAATCTGTTGCCTTAATTCTTCAGTGAGCGGCGTAGGTGTGCCGGATTCGTCTAAGGGGAGCGGAACACCCAGAACACCAGTGATATATTCATAATCTTCAAAAAGAGGCTTCCGCACCATATCTTCGACTAGATATCCTCTCCATCCCTCCATTATCAATTTCATCTCAGACATAAGAATTTCCTAAATCGTATACAAGTAACTCAACGAATAGGGATCTCGAATGTATCCCGGACGGATCGATCCTTGTTCAACTCGTTGTGGCACTTCTCCCAACTCGGTTGAATCAGCATTGTCCGGATGTATTAGTTCGTCATCAGTCATAGAGACAATAGCCTCTGTTGACTCAAAATAGGGGCGCTCTTCATCAATAAAATTAGAAATATTAATGAGGGCTAACTTTGGAGTACTTAAATCAGGAGAAGAGGCTTCTTCCATTAACCCCTCAAAGGAGCCGAAAAACGAGCCGGCTTGAACAGAGTCCGCGATGATGAGTCCTTTTTTGCGCAAGTGTGCAAACAGTCTATTCTGTGCGCCGTATACTAAATCATTCATAGTCTCCTTGGGGAAGGCAGTAATCTTATTAGTTTTGGTGGACAAGACAATGTCAATATCACCATGATCAAAAATCATGAGATCTCCGTTCAGGCTTTTACGGATATCCATCTCTAGACGGACTACCGCACTGTCGGGTGCGGCGCCGATTCTAACTACTACTGCCATCTGAGCCGATCTCCTTCACTAAACTTTGAGTTTTCATTATCATTAAAAGTAAATCATCATCAATAACGCACTCAGAAAAGCCATCCAAACGTTCGATGATTTGTTCTGTTTTAGATAACATCTCGCTATCTGCACTAATCTCGACATTTTGAGTGGCTACGTGGAGGTGTTCCTTTAAGCGAACAATCTCCTCATTCAAAAAAACCTTAAGTTCTAAAGCATTATCTGTAAACGATGAGATATAATATACTAATAGTTCTTTTTGCTCTTCCAATAATTCTTTTTCATATTTAGTATTAAACTTTTCAGTAAACGTCTTAACAACGATGGTGTCAACTTCCCCTAGAGAAGTGGAGTCCGGGGTACTGCTTGTCATGTTCTGGATAATTTCGCCTTCTAATAATACTTGATCTTTAGGAGAAGTTTTGTCAGAAAAAATACGTGCAATGGAAGCCAAGGATTTATAATTGGGAACAAAATTATTAAAGACAGCAGGTTCAAGTTCCTTGTTTACATCACTAATGAGAATACTTTGTTCCTTAAACAGTCCGTTGGGATCAATCAGGCGATGGGCTAGTTTAGCCTCTCGTAAGATCTTTTCAGATGTCTTTTGATCGAGGTTTTGGTTTTCATATAAAGCGCGGTGGCACTCCAAATCTCTACGTAATAATGAATCTTCGTGGAAATGTTTTTTAAGGAGGGCGATTGCGGTGGATCGTCGATGAAGATCTTTTTTCAAAATAGCAACGGTGGCCTCTCTTAAAAGGGCTTCGTATACAAAGGCGCTATTCCTCTTTTTATTATGTCTACTCTTCATCGTGTGGCTCCGTAAGTTTGTTACTACTATTTTCTAATCCGGTAATAAGATCTCGGAGAGATTCGCTTATCTGGAAGAGTTGAGTTTCTTCCAAGCGCTCCCCTGCTTTATAAGTAGGTTCCTCTCTCTCATAAATACCTGTTGCTGCTCCACCGATTTTGGCTGCGGATTGTAAATCGTCGAGCCCGGGCACTACATTGCGGCGGGCCGAGCTACCTTTTTCACGGCTATATTTAGCGGCGTTAGAACGCTGGCGGGCGCCGGCGTCTCGCCGGTCGACCTTCTTAGGGTAATATACTTTTCCTTTCGACCCAGGGGTGAGTCGCGGCTCATTACGAGAGCCCGGGGGGACAGCGAGCAGTGTGGAATCATCGGCGGCGCCTTCATCGCCGGCGGGCGGTTCGGTGCCGGCATCTCCGGCGGGCATTTCGGTGCCGCCAAGTTCTCCGCCTAGGTCACCACCAAGGTCTCCACCTAAATCTCCACCTAAGTCTCCTCCTAAGTCTCCTCCGCCCATTCCTGCTCCTTCTGCGGCTGCGGCCTCAGCCACCTGTTGAAGAGCGGCATCGTGTTTGCGGTCGTAATACATTTCGCGCTGGTTGCGGGTAAATTCTTCATGAGACATACCAAATACATTTTCGGTAACCCAGCGGCGAGAGAAGTAACCTTCTGTGGCTGAGCCGGCAATGTCGAACTTTTGCTTCCAAAATTCAAGCTCTTGTAGTTCAGCAATCTTAGAAGGATTATTAAGAGATAAAGTAAAGCTTAATAAGTCGTCTCCGCGGAAGCCTAATGTATAGAGGTGAATAATACTAATCTTTGTAAGCTCTGCGATGAGGACTCTCTGCAATCTCTGAATGGTCCGAGCGAATCGGATATCCTTTTGTGCAAGAGTGGTCTTGTCTTCTTCGCCACCTTCGCCCATTGTAAGGTAGGACTGCGGGATCTTAAGGGCAGAGAAAAGCTTGTCGCGTAAATACTTGATATCATCAATCTGCGAAATGTTTGATGCGCCGGCTAGCGATTGGATATCTGTAGCGGATCCTGGTCGAATAGGAATAAAGTAGTCTTCTTCAATGGACATGGGATTATAGCGCAAGTCAACGCGGCCGGTTGCAGGATCAATAACTTGATGGCGCTTCAGTTGCGTCACCACCTTTTCCATATATTGTTCGACTTCATTCGGAGGCACGGCTCCTACATCAATCTTAAACACGCGGCGTTCCGAAGACCTCACAATCCGGTATGCCATCATAGCATCCTCCATCAACACCAACTGGCGCCAGATGCGGCGAGATGCTTCCAAAATGGAAGTTCCATAGGGAGCATACTTATCGTTTCCTAGGACTCGGAAATGAGCAACCTGCCAATTTTCAAATGTCATGCCGGCGGAGTTCCACTGGTATTGAATATAATTGGGATTGGTGGAGTCTTGTCCTTCTAAGCGCTCAATTTCCTGTGACGGAATAGCAATGACGGATTGAACTCCGTATTTATCATCGATATCCAAGTAAAGAAAGAAGTCCCCATATTTACACATGGTGCGCGCCCAGCCAAAAAGGTTATACTTGAGATTCAAAATACTATCAAAGAGAACATTAAGGACCGCCGAGATTTCTTCGTTCGGGCACTTAACATTTAACATTGGACGCAACTCAGAATAGGTCGTCATCTCATCTGCATAAATATCTAAGGTGGATGCAATCTCCGGCATGTATTCCATTTGATCAAAATCAACATACCGCTCGGAGCGACGTTGATTAGCAATGGCATTGACGCCAATATTATCTAAAGGGCTGTATAGCGTCTTTTTAAACTGCTGACCTGATGCTGATTTAAATCGAGATGAAAACCTATCAAGGTGTTGACGCCGGATGCGGCGTCCGGATTGGGAACGATAGCTAACAATCGGACCTGAAAAAAGCCTAGTTAAGGCTTTAAATAATCCTGATTGACTATTGGCTGGGTTGTTTTTTGGGGGAGTGCTTGCCATTTAATTTCTCACTTAATAATCCATTTATATTGCTCATAGATGTGTTGTGCATCTGTTAACTGTTTGTCAAAAGCATTATCTTTTTTGTAACCATGTTGTCCGGGGATACGGGTATTCATAGTAGTGCGGCTCGTAACAATAGCGTCCACAAACGCACGTTGGTAATTTAAATCACGAGCACTGGCTTGAATTGCAGTGTCTCTTACCCAGCATGTAATAGCCAGGGCCATGATTAAATCATCGTTATACCCCTTCATTGCTTGGGGTTTGCCATTTTTCCAAATAAAAGTTTTCATTTCATTAACCGTGCGCGACGAATACACCTTAATTAGTTTATTTCTTATAAACTCTTCTAATTTTGCAACTATTAGTGGGCGTGTCTTCATAGTAGTAGAGAAGCCAGGAATAGCTGACGATATACCTTCCGCTTGATATTGCTCAATATATTCGTGTGTCGACTTTATAGAATAATATATATTAGGATAACCGTATTCAACGAGTTTGTCAAGTACAGTATAGCCAATATTATTATTTTCTACTACTATCATCGCATTTCCGAACTCGCCACCTACCTGATTAAGCATGTTCGCGAACAAGTCTGGTGTAACCTTTCCTTGATATTCGCCAATGATTTCAAGAGTTTCTAGTTTTAAAACATGAAACGTAGAAAAATCGGCTCCATCGCCGCGGGCCACATCCACCACAATTATATAATTACACGTAGGATCAAATTCTTCCCAAATCCAGAAGTTGCGATCAAAACCGGTTCGATGTTTAGGCTCCTTCACATTAGATAATAACCATTCCATACATTCTGGATCAATAACTGTTTCGCCGGATGTGTTAAAATTACACTGTAACTCTTGCGCGATCTGGCGCTTGGACATATTTTTGGTCTCTTTCTCATACCATGTCTCGTCTCGATCTGGGTGGACCTCCCATGGTAATATGGTAAGATTAAAGTTGTTGGCGCCGGCTTCAGCATCAACACAAGTTTTATGGAACCAATTTCCTACACCGTTGGGGGTTGATAGTGCAATACAACGCCCACCCGTAGATAGCGTGGGATATAGACCAGTCCACAATTCGCCTAAGCCTTCAATGTGGGCGGCCTCATCTAATACTAAAAGGGACAATGCCTCCGAACGACCGGCATCGCCTGACGTAGAAGCCGCTTTAATAGACGAACCATTAGATAGTTCAAAAGAAGTGCGGTTGTCCACACTAATGGTGGCAATCTTTAGCCATTCGGGTACGTTGCGCATAATGCCTTTAACCTTCTTTACAAGGTTGCCTGCCGTCGCAAACTTTGTTGCCATTACAAGAATGGCATTATCCCGATGGAATAACATCATCCATACAATATAGCCGGCTGTGATAGTGGAGATACCAAGCTGTCGGGCTTTCAGGATAACGTTAAAACGATAATCGTTAAAATCATTAAGGAGTTCATCTTGAAAATCATAAGTATCGAATAAAATCAGCCCGTGCATCGGATGGGATATACGGGCATAAGTCTTCAGAAAATAGGAAGGATCTTTACCGCACTTTAAAATCTCGTTGACTCGCTTCTTTTTGTCTAGTTGAAAACTCATTCATCATCTACGATTTCTATTTCTTCTTCAAGTTCTAAAGGGGGCGCAGGTGTGTTGTCTTCTTCTGCTTCCTCACAATCGGAGCCAGTCTCGACGAGAGTTGCTCGCGCGACTTCTTCCATAATAATCTCTTTGAGTCGTGCAATAGAAATTTTCATGATTCTTTCTTCCTTGTATCATTCTTCGGGCGGGTTCCCCAGCCCCCTTGGTTTAAAAACTTTTCCCAACTGCGCTCGACTGGAGCCTCAGAACCAGTTTCTAGATTCATTTGTTCACTCAGTCCACCAATTTTATAGTGCTTTTTGGCAGTCACCCAGGTGCGAACTCGCGAAGAGTTTTCGACTCGAATATCGACTTCTCCCTCTTCCGTCAAAGTAACAGAATCCCCGGTAATCTTTTTGTATTCTTTCTTGATCCATCCTGAAATGTCGGTGATACGCTGATCGATTTCTTCCTCGAAACCGCTAGCGATGACTTCTTTCAATTGAATCTCGGACTGGTAGCTCAAACACATCATGTCGCCATAAAACTTCACATTGAAGCCATCCATGACTCGTTGATCAACAAGGGCATCACCCTCTTCTCGGCGAAGGATTCCAGGCTTGTCGGGTTCATAATCCTCTCCCAGTGCGCCGTCATATGAGTTTGCGGCTGCTTGTGCTAGTCCTTGTATGATTTCATAAATTGTTGCCATTATCCCTGTTCTCCTTGCATCATCTGTGCAACCAAACTATTAATAGAGGCGCCCTTGG